CCCATGGATACACGGGAACGCCGACGATTTGGGTGGAATATCTCAATGGTGTCACCAACAACGGAGCCGCCATTCGTGGCAATTACTCCGCGACGGTGATCGATGCGAATACGATCGACTTGACTGGGACGGTCTTTGGTGGTGCATATGTTGTAGGTTCTGGCCAAATCGCCCTCGCAGCCGCGCCAGCAGCCAACATTAATTTCCAATCCCAGTTCATCAATTGCCAGGATTATGCGGAGCTGACCGCAGAAGTAACCGCGGGCCGAGGTCAAACGGTTGTCGGACAAGGTCTTGGAGTGATCCTCACGGGCGCAACAGCAACCACGACCAACATCGGAACCGTCACGGCCAACGTCGCTGGCCAAGCGGCCCACGATGCAGTCATCACCGGTAATCCCGTTCGGATGGCGGCCCGAGCTCTCACGGCAGCCTACGCGAGCGTCGCCACCGGGGATGTGGCGGATCTGGTTTCAACGCTTCAAGGGGTTTTGGTCACGCGACCTTGGCAAATCCCAGAACTCGAATGGTCGTATGTCGCAGCCTCCGGTGGTGTGATCAATACCACCGATGTCGTGATCGCAGCGGCTGCCGGTGCTGCTCTTCGTCGCTACATCTGCTCGATGCAATTATCGAACAATTCGGCGGTGGCCACCGAAGTCGTACTCAAGGACGGAGCAACGATCATCTGGCGTGGCCATTTGCCAGCCAACGCACCGATGTCGGAGATCATCTTTGAGAATCCACTCAAAACGACAGCTAATACGGCATTGAACTTCGCATGCATCACCAACGGTGCAGCGGTTTACGTCAACGCACAAGGATTCACGGCTCCGTAAACCATGATCGACGTCAAAGTCACCACGAGAAAATCATTCGACAAGGTCAAAGCCAAGTCCCAGCAAGGCAACTTTAAAAGCTTGGGACATGCGGCTGCGTCGATTCGTCTGATTGCTCGGCGATCGATTCGGCGGCGACAGACCGCTGCGATGCCAGGCACACCACCCAACACGCGTCGCGGCCAACTGAAGCGTTCGATCATGTACTCCCTGGATAAACAAAGAGGTGTGGCCCTTATCGGACCAGACTTTGATGTCGTGGGAGCTGCGGGAAAGGCGCACGAGTTTGGAGGCAACTTCCGACGAGAGCGTTACCCAAAACGACCGTTCATGGGACCAGCACTAGAGAAAGTCAAAGACCGCTTGCCCTCAATGTGGGCAGGAAGCATTCGATAAGGAGAAACCAAGATGCCAGCAAAACTAGGACTCGATGCAAAGCTTTACCGCAATAGTGGGACGTATGCGGCTCCCACTTGGGATATCGTCGGCAACGTCAAGGATCTTACCCTCAATCTCGAAACCGGTGAGGCAGACGTATCGACCCGTGCCAATAATGGATGGCGAGCAACCGTCGGCACCCTCAAAGACGCATCGCTTGAATTTGAGATGGTTTGGGATACAGCCGACTCAGACTTCGGTGCCGTTCGCGATGCATTCTTAAACAACAACACGGTGGAATTCGCCGTGATGGATGGACTCATTACCGGAGCAGGTAGCAGCGGATCCCAAGGCCTGCGAGCCACGTTTCGCATTGCCAGCTTCTCGCGCAATGAAGCCCTCGAAGAAGCGATCACTGTTTCGGTCACTGCCAAGCCAACCTATTCAGCCAATCCACCTAGCTGGATGACCGTCGCCTAATCCCGTTTCGATTCTCTTGCTTACGGAAGGCATTTAGAAAATGCACAGTTTTGTAGATAACTCCCGACGTACCTGGGAAGTTGCGATCAACGTCGCGGCTGTCAAACGGATTCGTGGTCTCCTTGGCATCGATCTTTATGCATTGGTTGACGATGGATTTAAGTCTCTCTCAAAGCTTGTCTCCGATCCGGTCACCCTGGCCGATGTGCTGTATTGCTTGTGCAAGGATCAAGCCGACAAACAATCGATCAGCGATGAGGACTTTGGTCGAGCATTAGCAGGGGATGCGATCACCCAAGCTGCCGATGCATTCGTCGAGGAACTGATTGATTTTTTCCCAGATGCCCGCGCCAGGGCGAGCCTTCGCAAGGCGATCGAAGCGGGCAAGACCGTCAGGGACAAGGTGCTAAGCCACGCGGAGAAGATCCTCGATTCGATCGACCCGGAAACCGAAGCCAAGAAGTGGATCAGCTCGTCTGGCACTTGGCCGGAGTCCTCGGTTGTGACCCAGGACCATTTAGCCTCCGAGAGCTAATCGCGATGGGAGAGGCACGCAGCCAAGTCCTCTGGAATCACACTTCCTCGGTTCTGGCGATGCTTGCCAACATCCATCGTGATGCGAAACGCTCGAAGATCTACCACCCATCAGATTTCAACCCGCATGCAAAGAAACGAGTCCAACCTCGCACGATGGTTGGGATCGAAGCTCTCAAACACGTTTTCATTGATCGGATGCAAGAGAAGCAGTAACGATGGCATCAAGCTCCAGTATCAAAGCCGGTTCAGCGTACATCGAGCTCTTTACCAAAGACTCTCGTTTGGTGAAGGGACTCAATGATGCTTCGAAACGGCTCGATGCCTTTGGCAAAAGCCTCCAAGGGATCGGCACCAAAATGGCGTTGCTCGGGGCCGGCGTAGTGGCCCCATTGGCTGGAGCGGCCAAGGTTTTTGCCGATATGGGAAGCGATATGGTCGATATGAGCCAGCGCACTGGCGTGTCGGTCGAGGCTCTTTCAGAACTGGGATTCGCGGCCGAGCAGTCTGGGGCTGATCTTGGAACGCTCGAGGGGTCGCTCAAGAAGATGCAGAAAATGCTCTTCGAAGCGGCCTCCGGATCACAGTCGGCTCAAGAAACACTCGCATCCCTGGGACTGAGCGTCGCGCAGCTCTCGAAACTATCCCCAGACGAACAGTTCAAGGCGATCGCCGACCGGATGTCGCAGATCACCGAACCAACGCTCAAGACCGCGACCGCAATGGCGATCTTCGGAAAATCAGGGACGCAGCTGCTCCCGATGCTTCAGGATGGAGCCCAAGGTATCGAGGAGTTGCAACAGCAGGCTCGCGATCTGGGACTGACCATGGCAACCGAAGATGCCCAAGCGGCCGAAGCCTTTGGCGATCGCATCGATGTTCTTTGGAAAGTACTCAAGAAGACCGTCTTTACGATCGGTTCGGCATTGGAGCCGGTCCTCTCAGCGATGATCGACTCGACCGTGCGAATTGTCGTCACCATCAGCGACTGGATCAAGAACAACAAAGACCTGATCGTCACTGTATTCAAGATCGGCATGGCGATCGCAGCCGGAGGTGCAGCGATCGTCGCATTGGGAACCGCAGTCGCTGGGATCGGAACAGTGCTCGGTGCGGCAGCCACGGTTCTTACCGGTATTGGCAGCGTGTTTGCGTTCCTGGGGACCGTGATCGCGGCACTTATGTCCCCGATTGGACTGACCATCGCAGGTCTTGCGGCGCTGGTCGGTTACTTCGTCTATGCCAGTGGTGCTGGCTCGCAAGCAATGCAATGGCTAGGTGAGCGATTCAATGAACTCAAAGACACGGCACTTGGTGCGTGGCAGGGGATCGGTGATGCGCTTGCTGCCGGTGACATCGCACTGGCGAGCAAAATCCTATGGCTCACTTTGAAGATGGAATGGCAACGAGGGGTGGCATTCCTGCAATCGAAGTGGCTGGACTTCAAAGGATTCTTTATCGGGATCTTCCAAAGTGCAGTCTACAGCGTCGCGGGATTGATGACCGATGCGTGGGCAGGTTTGCAAACCGGTTGGCTGGAAACCACCCACTTCATCGCTGATAGCTGGACAGTTCTGATCAGCCTTTTGCAAAAGGGATGGAACCGATTCAGTGGATTCTTTCAAAAGGTCTGGGCCCGCATCCAAGGTCTCTTTGGAGACACAAACGCCGAAGACCAGATCGCTAAGATCAATGACGAGATCGCTCGCCAAGACGATCTGATCAACAACTCGCAGAATCAAACGATCCTCGATCGTGAGAAGCAGCGCCAGAAGGCACGCAATCAGATCGAGCAGGATCGCCAAGGCGCACAGTCGGCACTCTCGGACATGCAGGCTCAAGAGCAATCGGCCCTAGAGGCAGCCAATCAGAAGGCGCTTGCTGATTCGGCAGCAGAGCTGGAGAAGGCAAGGGGTGAGTGGAAAGCAGCTCTTGGCGAGGCAGCAACCAAACGCGCCGAAACATCCCCAGGGTCACCGAGCAAATTCTCATTGTCTGGGCTCGGGCTGCCCGACGTGGGCGGCTTGGATCAATCCCTCGCCGAGACCAAGAAGAAAACGGATGTCGTGGGGACTTTCAACCCCATCGC